CGATCTTGCCACAACGCTCACGCTTGCCGAGAAACTCGGCATCGACAGCCATACCAACTTGAATTTGCATTTACTTGAATTGTTCTTTGAGGAAAGTGACGAGTTCAGCTTGATTGCTGAAACGCGCGGTGAAGATCATGTTCAATTCACGCCCGTTTGAGAACAGCGCGTAGCTCATGCTCGTCTCCGCTTCATCCAGTCATAGGTGTCACCGTTCGGCAGCTTGCCATTTTCAACAGCACCGAAAGTTGACGCCCCCACCATACCAGACGGTTCAAATGACTGTGTCACGTGAAGCATGCCGTCTTGTTTCAGTTGCTTGATGATGTCCAACGTCTGAAGCAATTCAGACTCTGGTAGGAAGCTTACGTGGGGTGCCCCTTCAGGAGAACACCAAAAAATTGCGATTTTGTCCATGATGTGGCATTGTATGCCTTAAACATGAACCCAAAATCGCAATTTTGGGGTTCAGGATATTGAGAATGGAACTGGCAAGCTAGACTCATCCATCGGAACAAGTTGATCCTGTTCCGGATCAAGATACTCGTTCACTGTTCTGAACGCCTTGTCGTTGTACTCACTTAGCCGCTTCAACAGGCGAGTGATACCAACCGTCGCCATGACGCAGTCGTCAGTTGCACCAGACTTTGCTTCGTACCCACCACCCTTTGAAACGAATTCCTTGAGCTCTGCGATCAAGTCCTCTGAGTTCAGTTTAAAGCCACTTGTTGTCTTCTCAACAAGCGTTTTTAGCTGCAGACATGAGAGCACCTTCTGTTTGCCGGTTGTGTACAAACCAAACTTCATTGGGTGATCACTTAGCAACTCAGCCTCGTCAACACGCTTGTCATCGTTGCAGTACAGAGCTGCAATTGCCTCACCAAGCCCGTTGCGTTCAAAGGTCCACAGAATCTCAGCACTACCGCCAACAGTCTTTCTTGCTAAGAACTTCAATACCCACTGTAGCTTCGCGTATAGCAATGGAATGTTGATTTCGTTCGATCTGAATTCTCCAACCTGCTCCATGGTGTTGAACTCGAAAATCTCAATCACGGAGAAGTCTTTGCCAGTTCCTGACGCTGGATCCATTGCCACCATGAAGATGTTGTTAGGACCGCATAGCAGCTCTTCAGGCCACCAGAACTTGAAACCCATTGACGCGAAGATTGGTGGCTTCCAACGGAGACTTTGTAGAACAATTGAGGAAACCAACAGTGCGTCACTTGACAAGAACTCACAGTCTAGCTCTTGACGCGCGCGAAGCTCACCAAGCTTGCCAACCATTTCCTTGTAGTACGCTTCTCCGCGATCCGGGTGTTGCCACCACAAGAATCTCAATGGAACAAAGTTGTTCTGTTTCGAATTTGCAGCACGCCATAACTGAGCAAACAGATCTGAGTCGCCATTTGGAGTCGATGAAATGATGAACTTACCACCAGTTGAGAGTGCAGGTGTCAGTGACCCCCACATTTCATCCTGAATGCGGCGTGGAATGAACGCAATTTCGTCTAGGAAGATGATAGCTGGAGAGCTACCACGACCAGTTTTATCAGACGTTGCTTCACAAATGATGACTGATTTGTTGTCAAATTCAATTGACGTGCGATTGTAGAACGTGCAACCAGCTTTCAACCACATTGGTAGTTCTTCATAAGCGAACTTGATACGTGATTGAATTTCAACTGCATGTGACATTGCCTTAGAAGCAATCACACAGCGCTTTGCCTTGTGGAACAGCGCGAACCAAAGAATGTACATTGCCGCCACGGTTGTTTTACCCATCTGGCGTGAACACAATAGCAATGTGTCTTTGTTTTCATGAATTGCACGAACCATTTCTATCTGATACTCGTACAGATCAAATGGAACAGCACCCTTAGTAGGGTGCTGAACCTTGACGTACTTCGTCATGAAGTAGATTGGGTCTTGTGTGCACTTCTGTAACTCTTGCACCTTTTCAAGGTCGTATTCGCACGTGTCGTGCGCTCTTTTCAAGTTTGGATTTCTAGCCATTACAGCTCCATGTTACGTTTTGCTGTTTATCTCCTTTAACAGACTTTCAGCAATACCAGCTTTCACTAGCTCAGAGTGCTCACCACCGTACCTTTCGGCCTGGTCATGAACCATTTTGTGAAGTGCTTTCAAGGCCTTTTCAATCTCAGGAATTGTGTAAGGTCTATTTTTAGGCATTGGGGATAGCCTAGTGAACTTCACTGAAGACTTTTTGAATGCAGATGGGGAGCTCATCTCAGATTCTTGATTTTGTAAGCAACGCGCTGAACTTCACCCTGAAGCTCTTCATACTTGTTGATAAACCAGCCATCCTGAACCATGTGTGATTTGAATGCCTCTAATGAACGGCTGAGTTCAATGATGAATTGCTCAGGGTTCATTGTGAACTGAATAGTGGATTCAGGAACCTTCAGATCACCGTACTTTCCCATGTACATCTCGGCGAGTTCATCTGCTAGGTCAATGAGTGTTTCGTACAGATCACCGAGCGCCATATGAACAGAGAATGACTTTGTCCCCCAATGTAACTTGTGAGTTACATCACGCGCCTTGAACAACATGGCTAGCAGTTCATTGATCTCATCGTCCTGAATGCTTTCCTTCAGACCAAGCATCTTTTTCGTGATGCCTGCGACAAGCGCATAATTCTCTTCACCATACTCTTTAGCAACGATGTCCTTTGCCTTGCGCCACATCTTTTCAGCTCGTGGAATTGATTTACCAGATTTTTTAGCAAGGCTCTTAATTAGAGGTGTTGGCATGATTTAGTCTCCTAAGCTATTTAGGCTTGCAGTATCAACTTCATCATGATAGTCAAGAGACTTTGGGTTGTTGTAAACTTGTCCAGTGTCATCATGGCCCCAGTGTCGTGTATGTCTCATTCTGATCGTTCATTTCGATTCTGACGAACCGACGACCGATGGCTCTGAACAGTCTGATAACCCACTTACCAGCTGCAGAGTCAAGAAACTCCTTATGCAGCTCTCTTCCGGTGTCAAGGACCTGTTCTTCTTGATCATGAGAAACAGGTACCATCTTGTCAACAGTGGTGCCAAGTAGCTCTGCTGCAATCTTGCGTGCGTCATCAGAAATGCTTTCAGCCAGCTTATGATCAACTTTCGATGTATCACCGTGCGGTCTCTTTTGCTTGATCTTCATATCAACCACGCCAAGATCAAGCTCCTTTTCATCATCAGCCGCAACTGAAGCGCGCTGTGTCAAGTGCTTCTTTGACATTGGGCGCGTTAGCTCTTTAGCCTCAATCAAAGAGCACAGGGTCGTGAATTTAGTCATTATCTATCCTAAGGTCATAGACCTATTTACTTGATTTCTTTCTTAGTTCCATCAACGTCAATCATCCTCAAGATCTCTTCTCTTGTCGCAACAACTGTGTTGTTAGTGATCTTTGTGGATCCCATGCCTGGAATGAATGTGTTTGCGCGCTTGCGATCGGTCTTTACTCGCGCCTTTGACGTTGCGGCGGCCAATGCAATGTTCAAGAACGTAGCCGCAACTTCAGCGTTTCTAGCTGCATATCGAGGCTCAATGATTTCGGTGTAAGACATTTGATTCTGAAAGGTCTTTTTGGCTTCGTTATAGACTTCATCAAGCTTTCGATCAGTTTCGATGTCGTCTTCATCACGGACGTATGGTGCAGGCTCTTGTGGCGTTGTTGCAGGCAATGCTGACTCTGGCACCATCTCATAGTCATCAAAACCATTGTGCTCTGATTCAATGTTGAACACTTCATCAAGTGGTTTTACAAAGTTTGACATGCTAGTCTCCAATGTGTTTCTTAGCAGCAGCTAGTTTTTCCTTGCCAATCGTTTCTACGTCGGTTTGGTTCTTTAGGATTCACGTAGCATTTTTGACTCTAGAAAGTATCGACTATTTAGCGGCACATGAAACACAGGGTTATGTTTCACATTCACCGGGTTTTAAAGAGAGTCCGCTCTGTAATGACACGGAAAGTGAAGCCATTACTCTGGGCAAAATCTGAAGCTGCCTTCCATTTTGCCGTATTCACCAGCAATGCTAACTTGTCTTGATCACTAGCTTTTGGTGTCAATACGGTTTCTTTGTATGGCTTGATTTCGATGATTTCCTTTTTGACCCCACCACTTTTGTCACGATAAACCACGAACGCATCTGGATAGTACTGATGGACCTTGTTATCCAATGGTGACAAGTACGGAATTGAGAACTCTTCACTGGCCCAACGGAGTACAGCTGGAGTTGTGTCAAAGTACTTGAACAGGGTGAACTCCCAACTTGACCTGCCATAGATCTTTGATGGATCGCCGATGTACTTCTCTGGGTGTTTTGGAATGAACCGCCCCTTCATTGTTGATCGTGGTCTGGCATTACCATTTGTCTTAGCCATTATGATTCCTCAATAGATGGTTGATCAGTTCCGTACGTACCAGTTGATGAGGTGTACGTCGCTTGCAATGCATTCGCATTCTGCTGAGTAGTGTCATCAGTTACGAGCGCGCGAGATGGTCTTGCAAATGCCTGTGAAATAGAAGAGACTGTTGATGATGCCAGGTTCCCAACTGAAGCCCTAGTGATTTGCTCTACCTTCCCAGAAAGCGTATCGGCTACAATTCCTAATCCAGGCACCTGTTTAACATACCTTCCAACTGTTGAGCTCACGATCTTCTGAGCAGCACGAGCTGCTGAATTCGAAATCAATTGGGTATATGGATTTGCATTACCTGATGAAGCACCAGTGTTTGACGATGGTGCCAAATCACCAGGCGCATCCTTCCATGTCGGCATCTTCTTTGCATCATCAATGGCCTGCATGTTCCGCGCTGGTGTCATTGCCATGAAGTCATAGTCAAACGACATGGTGAAGACGTTCATGTCACTTGAGTCATGAGACATTTCATCAAGATCAAAAGACACCACGCGTGGATTGATGAAGAAGAACGCGACTTCCTTAACGGCGTTCCCAAGACCAGTTTGCGCAGGGTTCACGAACACCTGTGAAATCTTGATCGCTTGGATGATGTTACCAACGTCAGTGTTTATCACACCACGTGATGCAAAGTCCTGTGCAACGTTAGCTGAAGCAATGCTGTCGGTGAACACCATACCATTACCAGATGTGTAAGCTGCATATGCCTCAGAAATGTTAAATCCGGCATTCGCAGATCTTCTTGTGATTGGCGAGTGCACCATCATCATGAAACGGAAGAACTCATACACGTTGTTCCCAACGTCATCAATAAATGTCAAGTTCAATTCCTTGTGTTTGATTGACTTCAGCACCCTTGTCTTTTGGTTGTACATGTTCACTTCTTCATATTCAAAGTCGACCTTTGGACGGTCGACCTGCTTCACCATGAAGACGAAGTTCCGATCAATCTTGTTTGCTGTCAGAAAGTGTTGCACGTCTGGTGTCTGCTTGAACAAGAACTCAACCCTGAAGAGAAACTTGAACTTGCCTCTGAACTGGGAGTTCACCGCTGAAGCCGCATAAGAGGTGGCGTGCCACGTCCCATCGTTTCTGTTTACCTTCGTTGACGAGTTCCCGATGTTTCCAATAGCACTTGCAATTGGATTACCGGCAAAGTCTTGCACGGCCTGGCCAAAGATAGTTGTTGCGGTTTGCTCAGCGTTGATACCGGCTGATTTGAGAAGATTTGAAATGTCAGCCATTGGCTTTCCCTTGAACCCTTATTCTGTATTTATGGATGTTCAAAGAGGTCTGCCATTCAAACCGATGGTCGCGTGATGTTCCCATCACAGCTCAGGGTCAGACAATTCGTGCGTTCAT